ATTCTCGCGTCGTAACGGCGTTGAGCCGGAAGTGGTTTGCCGAAGGGCAACCGGCAATCCGAGGATGTTCGAAAGGCTAAAGCGTCGATCTGAGCAGATCGATAGGGACGCCGACCGACTACGGCACTTCATGAATAACAGCTCCCAGGATGCCGCATGATGGTCTCACTCGCGAAGCTCTCGGTTGTGCCTCTTGAAATTCCTGAGGTGCGCCGTGTTCTCGCTTCACCATGTCCCTGCATATTCTGCCAATTCCTGCTCCAGGCGGGATGTGGCTTTCGTAATCTGCACGGTCAGGCTTTCTGCGAATTCGACTTCGCCACGCGTTATCCGACCATCCGCTTCAAAGACTGCGGTCAAGGCTCCTTCGATCCGGCTGGTGCGCTCGGGTTGTTGTTGAAGAATTTGGTAGAGATATCCTGGCAGAGACTTCCGCTGCGGTCTCATGGCGGCAATCAACGGTCGCAGTTGTCGGAGTGTCAGTTCGTCCTCGGTAAACTGTTCTGGTCGTCGTTCGGGAAAGGCCGCCACTTCGGTTCGGGCCCACGCCTCGATAACGTCGAGCTCTTTGTCGTGGAACTCCTCGTCAGAGGTGGCGGCACAAACCAGAATGGACAAACCGGGCCTGAGATAATCACGGATCGCCCGAGCGGCTTTGAGCGCCTCCGCTTCCTGATCGGGACCGAATTGGTCAAGATCGATCATAAAGACATTGCGGAAATAGTCCTGCGTGTTGAAAATTTCACCGTCGGCGTCGATGACGCATCTGATGCGGTCGGTTCGGAAGCTCCGCAGTGCCCGGCGCTCGTGGCAAACCGCCCGCAAGATGGGTGCATGTGGCCCCCGCAGAAGCTTGATCATCGTGATCCGTCTGCGGTCCAGCCATTCGCCTTCGTCGCCATACTCGATGACAACGAAAACCTGATCAAGATCGACCCAATCTGTTCCAGACGGCAGAGAGTTTTGGTCCACGTCCGAATGGTCGGGTATTCGAGGAGGCGGCGAAATGCGCGGCGAAACTTGAGGCGGAGGAACGCTCTCGTCAGGGGCATGTTCAAAAAGCCAATCAAGAATCGCGGACATATCAACCTCCGTACGCCATTGGTGTGTCGGAGCCTGACGCGATTCGACGTCAATCACCAAATGGAAAGGGTCGCCGCATGATCCTTTCCCATTGCGTCTCAAATTTTGCAGCGACCCTTCCATGCAGTGGTCATGTCACGGACCGGGTCAATCCCCAAGGAAACGAGGTTTCGCATGATCTGGGCTGATCCCAAGACCGTTCGGAGCCTCTATGGCCAGCTTGTTCGGGAATACGGCGGGGTGGAGGCGACGGCGCTGCTGCTCGGCGTGTCCAAGGGCACGGTGTCCAAGCAGATGAGCGGGCAGGCCGAGGTTGCTTTCGTCCACGTCGGGATCCTCGAAAGCGCGGTTGGTCGCTATCCGCTGACCGACTTGTTCCAGCGTCGTCGTGACGTCGAGGTCGGGTCGGGCGAGATCGCCTCACTGGCGGAGATCGCCATGACGGAGTTGGGCGATGTCGGCCCGGCGATCCTGCGCCTTGTGACCACCGGCGATTGCACGAGTTTGCGGAAGGAAGGTCCGGAGGTGATCGCAGCGATCCGCGCCGTCCTCGACCGGATCGGGGAGGGCGACGATGTCTGACCAATCTCGGGACACGATGATGAGCGACGAGTGCGTCTTGGCCATCACGCAGGCGCTGGCTGACGCCATTCCCGGTGTCGCGTTTTCGGTCACCCGGCGCGTGGAGATGGGCGACAGGTCGATCGAGACCACGGTTTCAGTGGGGGCAAAGACCCTTTGCAAGCTGACGCCGGAGGGCACGGAATGACCAGCGCCGGTCTCGCCCGATACACTAAGGACATGTCCGAAGCGGAGGCCGTCGGCTTCCGTCAGATGATCCAGCACCTCGGTTATTCTTTTGACCGCGCCCTCGCTGCGATCGGGCGCACCGATCTTCTGCCAGTGGATCACCACTCACGAACGGCCGCCAAGGGCACGGCCAAGTTGCGCGCCGTGGCAGGCGGCGGCGCAACCGACGGGGCGCGCGGCCTCTCCTCCTCCCTGGTCGCGCGTCCCGACGAGATCCAGACCCCGGCTGGGACGTCCGGGGACCTCCCTGTTGGACCTGGGGCGGAGGCACCGCTTCCGCCCCCTTTCTGGCTGGCGGAGTTGCGCGGCATCGCGAGGCCGGTCTGATGCCCAGGGGAAGCGGATGGCACAAATCGCGGGCGGACGATGAACAGTATCTCCGGATCATGCACCTGATCGATGCCGAGGGTCAGACCATGGCGTCGGTCGCTGCCCGGACCGGGATGACCAGGTCCTCTGTCGCGGGGCGGGTCAAACGAATCCGCGATACCTATCAGGCGCAGGACTTTTGCAGGAAGCCTGAGAACCGGGACGGCGGAATGCCGGAAAGGTGGTGGGCCAATGGCGCGTGAGACCCTGCCGATTGCGCGCGAGGTCCATCTGCCGCTTGGCCACCTGCAGGTGCGGGTCGGGCTGACGGCCTGCGGGTCGCGGTTCTGGTCGCTTTGGCCGGACGGCCCCATTGGCGGGACGCTGGAACGGATGATCGTCAATGGCTTCATCGATGACCACGAGGCGCTGGCGGGCGAGTTGGAGGCGTGGGCCGCGGCGGTGCGCGAGATCGGAGCGGAGGGCCAGACGTGACGATATCCGCACTCGATCTTGTTGATATGGGCGATCTGGATGAATACCCGATCGGGGCGGAAGACCGGCTGGAAAGCCACCATTGGATTGCCTGGGAGCATCGGCGCTGGCTCAACAGTTCCATGCGCCTCAAGGCGCTGCCGGAATGCCGGGCGATCTATTTCGATCTGATCTGCGTTGCCCAGGATCAGACGCCTTTGGGCACACTGCCGACGGATACCGAAGAGCTGGCCAAGCTGGTCATGGTTCCGCTGGAGCAGTTCCAGCGCCTCTGTGCGATGGAGTTCGGGCCGCTTCACAATTGGGCGAAAACCCGTTGCGGCGATGAAATCCGGCTCTACCACCCGACCGTGCTGAAAATCGCCCTCGATGCGCTTTCGCGAAAGGCTGACAACAGGGCGCGCAATGAGGCGGCGAACCGTCAGAAGCGCCTGTCGCGCCTGCGCAGTCACGTCATGGGCTATCACAAGGACTTGGCCGAGAACGACGCGGCCATCGTCTGGATCGACGACTGGCTGATGGAGCGGTGCAGCGGGTATCGAACCTCGCAATGGATCGAACGCGCCATTCAAGCATGGGCCGACCGTACTTTGGCAGCGCGGTTCGACCGAAAACGACCTCCCGACTGATCTGTCCCATTCTGTCCGGTTTTGTCCGCCGGACAGATTTGGACAGTTTCGGACAAAAAAAATCTGTCCGGTTCGACAGGGACAAAGACAGGGACAAAGACAGGGACAACGGCAGAACCGCCACCCAAACCGCGAAAAGTTGACCGGGACAGGCTGAGAAAGGGGACCAGCGATGACCGAAGAGCAGACCACGACCGAGACGAACCGCGACCGCGTCAGGCGGCTGTTCATCAATCCCATGATCGAGCTGGGCTTCCGGTTCCCGCACCGGACGCCGGAGGACACCGTGCGCAAACGGCTGGACCGAATGGCCGACGACCTCGGATATCTCACCGACGAGAACCTGCGCCGGGTGCAAGTGTCCATGCGGGACAAGGGCGAGGGCGCTGCCAGGTGCTTCTGGCCGCCGCGGGCGACGATCATCGCCTATGCGCAAGTGGCCCAGCCCCGCCCGATCGAGGACCTTCCCGAACTGGCGGGCTGGTTCGGGAGCGTTGCGGGCCGTGCGGCCCTGACGGAAGGGCGGCTGGTGGCCGAGTATCGGTTCTGGCTGACCAAGCACCGTCCGCCATTGAGCGACCAGGAGAAGCGGCGCGTGGCCGAAGTCGCGCGGCAGGACGAAGAGCGTGTCATGCGGATCCGGGATCGGGCGACGCGCATGGCGATCGATGCCGACGACCAATCCTTCCTGGGTGCCTATGAGGCCGACCACGCGGCGGCGCTCCGTCTGGTCGAAGCCGGTAGCGGGAGGGACGCGGCATGATGCACCTCGATCCCGATACGATCTACGTCAACCACTTCGGGACGGCGCGGATCGGGTCGATCTGTGATGCCGACCTTCGGCTCAAGGCGGAGGCTGAGGGCATCACGCACCTGAAAGCGCAGGCCATGCCCCCTGCCGATTGCGGGTCGGACATCATCGCTGCGCCGGGCCGGGGGCCGATGATGCGGTTCCGGCCGCGCCGGGTAGAAATGACGCCATCGGGTCCACGATCCCGTCATGACGGTTATCAAATGAGATCCGGCGCGCGGATTGCCGATGCCTTCGATCTGATGACGCTCAACTGTCACCGGGCGTATGAGCGTCAATGCGCCATTGCCCGCTCCCAGGGGAAGGCGATCCCCGCGTACCGGGCCCCCTTCACCGTTGGACAGGTTGAAATCGGGCGGGAGTATGCGGCGCTGGCTGAACGGTGCTCTGCGGCCGGGGTTAAGTGCGCGTCGCTGGAGGCGTTGCGTCAGGCGTCATCGGGTGGCGGTGATCGCGAGGAAGCCATCCTCGCGGATTTCCAGCGTCTGCGCTATTTCGAGCGGCGGATCGGCGACGGGTTGGCAAAAGCGGTTCGCCGAATCAGACCGGGCCGTCCGACCACGAAAGAGGAGGCCGCGGCGAAGCGGGTCACCGTCTCCCGGCAGCGGCGGGCGATCTTTGACCAAGCGCTGGTCGATGGTGTGTGCATCGGCGGCATGAGCCTGACGGATGTGCTGAAAGCCTATGGATGGGGCGTGGATCAAAAGGCAAGGGAGGCACTTCGGCAATCGTTGTGCGCGGCTTTGGATCGGATGCAGGGCTTCAAGATGGTTGGGGCGCAAGATGGGTCTTGACGCTTAGCCTCACCGGATCGTATGGCTATGGCATCATCACAGAGTGCGCCCGGAGCGGAGATCCCGCTGCCGGGCGTTTCCATGTCCGGGTAGAGCAGGGGTAGCTCGCGAGGCCCATAACCTCGAGGTCGGCGGTTCAAAACCGTCCCCGGCAACCAATCACAGATCGGCCGCAGTGGCAGACATCCCCCCAAGATGGCTGCGGCAGATGCATGTCTGGGGTCGGAGTGGCAGCTTCCGGCCCCAGGCGACATCGCGGGTCCTTCCGTGGGCCAACCGTATACGGTGCGGCTTAGCGCGCGGGTTTGACGCGGCTAAACAAGTTGAAAAGCCTAAACGAAACAGGGGCTAAACCAAGTGTTAGCCTAAACGGGAGTGTTCATGTCGATGCTGACAGCGACGGAGCTGGCAGGCCGACTTTCCTTGTCGAAAGGACGGATCAGTCAGCTGGTGAGCGACGGACGGCTCGACGGGTGCTACGAGGGCGAGGGCCGCCAACGCCGCTTCGACCTCGAAAAATGTAAGGCCGCACTGAGCGGTCGTCTCGACCCGGGGCAGATGCTGGGCAACGGGGCAAAAACCAAGGAGAAGCTGCGGGACGATCCGCCCTCTGAAAAGCGGGGCGATCTGCTGGAGCCGCGCGATCCTGATCGATATGAGCTGGCCCGCACGCTCAAGGTCGAAGAGGAAGCTCGCCGCGCGCGGCGCCTGAATTCTGAAGCTGAAGGTACACTGGTCCATGCTGACGCGGTGGCGATGGAGGTTACACGTCAGATCGGTCAGGAAATCGCGCAGTTCGAGGCAGTAATGCGGGATGCAGCCAGGGCTGTCGCTGATCGGATGGGCGTTGATTACAGAACGGTCCGCCAGATCCTGATCGAAACATGGCGCTCACATCGATCGGAAAGGGCAGACAAGCTCGAAGAGAAGGCCGCCACCGCCGCCTTGTCTGACGCCGAGAAAGCGGCCGATTTCTGACATGGGCTTTCTGGTTTCGGCAGAGCGTACCGTAGCAATGGCGCTCGCCAAGGGGATGCGGCCGCCCCCGCCGCCGGACATCTCGCGATGGTGCGAGGAAAATATCGTTTTTGATGAGCGGTCGCCGATGCCGGGGCCGTATCGAAGCGATCGGTTTCCGTTCTTGCGCGAAATCCACGATTGTTTGTCGCCCGAGCATCCGGCCCGCGAGGTCACGATCATGGGATCGGCGCAGTGGGGCAAGACTGTGTCGATCATCAACCCGGTGATCGGCGCATGGCACGCTTACGGTCCGGTTGACAGTCTGGTCGTTCATCCGACGACCAGCTCTGCCACTGAATGGGCGGACAACAAGTGGCTACCGATGCGCCGTCAGGCGCCAAGCTTGCTTGCCGTGTTCGGTGACGGTCGGGGTGGCGACAACAAGGACGCGAAGTTCAACCAGGAGACCCTGGCGCGGAACGGATCGCTCAAGATCGCCAGTGCCGGGTCTCCTGATGACCTCGCTGGAACGACGCGGCGGCTGGTTGTGTTGGACGACCTGGCAAAATTCGAGATGACTGCAAAAGGCGATCCGGAGGCGCTTGCGGAAAGTCGAGCGTCTGGGTTCGAGGACGCAAAGATCGTCAAGGTATCGACACCGCAGGTGAAGGGTACTTGTCGGATCAGCCGGTCGTTCGAGCGAAGCGACAAGCGGTTCTACTTCGTGCCATGCCCGCATTGTGGTCATGAAGCGCCTTTCACATGGGAGAATTTTCGGAAGAACCTCGACCCGGAACGTCTGCATGCGGCCGGGTTCACTTGCGACAGTTGTGGATGCGCCATCTCGCACGCCGACAAGGTCGAAATGGTCGCTAAGGGTAGGTGGGTCGCCACCAACCCGAATGGCGATCATCCTGGCTTTCACCTCTGGCGGGCTTATGTGCCACAGCGGGATTGGGCGTCGATCGCAATCGACTATGCCCGTGTCGCAGGATGGCTGACAGCCCGCGCGAACGGGCAGACCGACGTCAGCCTGGCGGAAAAGATCGAGGCCGAGACCGAGCAGACATTTTTCAACGATGTGCTCGGTCTTCCATACGAACAGGCCAGCAAGGGGCCCGACTGGGAGGCGCTGCGCGATCGGGTCGAGAACGCGCCGGAGGACGAAGGACGCCCGAGAGCGATTGTTCCCGCCCGGGGTGTGATCTTGACGGCCGGCGTCGATTGCCAACAGGACCGCACGGAGGTTCACGTAGTAGCTTTCGGCGAACAATATCGCCGGTGGACAATCGACTACATCGTCATCCCGCATCACATCGGGGACGAAGCAGGGCGTGAGGCGCTCGATGCACTGCTCAAGACGACGTGGCGCACGGAGCGGGGCCTACGTCTGGCGCTTGACATGATGGCCATCGATGGCGGGACATATACCGAGGATGTCTGGAGTTTTGCCAAGCGCTGGCCCTGGTCCCGCGTCATCATCGTGAAGGGCGCCAGCACGCAGACCGGTCCCGTGATGGTGCCGCAAAAATTCGAACGCCGACCAGACGGTCAAGCCAAGCGCAAGCAGAAACGCGCCTTCATGTTGAACGTCAGCCAGATGAAGGCCGACTTCTATGCCTGGCTCGACAAAGAAGACCCGGTCGAGCGTGGCTATTGCCACTTTCCGAGAGGTATGGGCGACGAGTTCTATCGCCAGATCACCTCCGAG